AGATCATTCAGCGTTGGGGTATTGAATCACTATCTACTCAGATGCGTCGCCAGGCAGAACAGGACCAAGATAAAGAAGTAGATCTTATTCATTGTGTAATGCCACGTTCTGATTACGGCTTCAAGAAGAAGGATAAGAAGAGTAAAGCATATGGATCATACTACGTTCATATTGATACTAGGCATGTTGTTTACGAGTCTGGTTATGACGAGTTTCCATTCTTAGTTCCACGTTGGTCTAAACTTGTTGGAGAGACGTATGGTCGTTCTCCTGCAATGACAGTCTTACCTGATATTAAGATGCTTAACGAGATGAGTAAGACCGTTATTAAAGCAGCACAAAAAGCAGTTGATCCTCCTTTAATGGTTCCTGATGATGGCTTTATGAACCCTGTTCGCACGGTTCCTGGTGGTCTTAATTATTACAGATCAGGTACGCAAGATCGTATTGAACCTCTTAAGAGTCAAGGTAGTTTTACTGTTGGCCTAGATATGATGGAACAGCGTCGTCAGCATATTAGTAAAGCTTTTTATGTAGATATGCTTTTAACACCTACACAACAGAAGACACATATGGAGCAAACTGCTACAGAGGTTCTTCAACGTAGGGAAGAGAAGATGAGACTTATGAGTCCTATGATGGGGCGCATGCAGTCAGAGTTCCTAGGTCCTCTAATTAAACGAGTATATGCACTATTAGAGAGGTCAAAGAGATTACCCGAAGGGCCCCCAGGATTAGAGACTGGAGTCCTAGAGATTGAGTATGTATCACCTATTGCTCGAGCTCAAAAGGCAATTGAGTCTGAAAGTCTGATTAGAACCTTGGAAGTAATGTCTCCATTCATTCAAGCAGATCCTGCCTTAATGACCAATGTAGATGGTGATAAAGCCTTCAGATGGGTAGCTAAGTTATTTGCAGTTCCTTCTAATATTATGAAGGAGCAAGGTGAAGTTGATCAACAACGACAGGCGCAACAGCAACAAGTAGAAGCACAACAAATGATTGAAGGTGCACAAGGTGCTGCTGAGGCATATAGTAAATTTGCAAAGGGTGAAGGTGATTTCGCTCAAGGAGCATTAGGTGCCGGAGAAGCAAGTATACCACTATAGTGCTGAAGAAAAACTCGCAGATTACTCTTTTGTTTTTGGCACAGAGCAAGGTAAAAGAGTATTTGCTGATTTATATGAGCAGTGCCACATGGGTCATCCAACATACGTTAGGAATGATTCACATGAGACTGCTTATAGAGAAGGCGAAAGAAACGTCTTCCTAAGAATTATGTATCTTCTTAAATTGACGCCCGCTGACATCGACGCAATAATAGAAGGAAACAATGATGAGTGAAAATGATGTAGAAGTAGAAGTTCCTTTCTCAGATAGTCTTCCAGAAGATTTGAGAGCTGAACCAGCGTTTAAAGATATTGGCAATGTTCAAGATCTAGCACGTTCTTATTTTAATGCACAGAAAATGGTCGGTGCAGATAAGGTGGCTATTCCTGGGCAAAATGCTGATGAATCTGATTGGGGCACTTTTTATGATAAGTTAGGCAGACCAAGTGAAGCAGCCTCTTATGAGTTTAATCCAGGAGAAGAAGCAGGTTCTTTAAGTGATAGTGAACAATTGTCACAATTCAAAGATGCAGCGTATAATCTAGGATTATCAAAAAAGCAAGCCGAAGGCTTATTTGATTGGTATAATAAGACTAGCGTCGATGCATACGGTAAAGTAGAAACTGCTTTAGAAGATCGTCGTCTACAAGCTGAAGAAACCCTTCGTGGTGAATTTGGTAATGCTTATGATGAGCGTGTAGGACTGGCGTCGCGTGTCGCACAAGAATTTGGAGGTGATGAAGGAATAGAGTTACTAGAAGAATCAGGGCTAGGTAATGATCCTAGAGTCATTAAGATGTTTGCCAAGATTGGTATGGCGATGGCTGAGGATAGTATTGCGATTGGAGATGGAAATAGCTCCTTCACAATGACACCTGATGAAGCCCAACGTGAGATTGCTTCTCTACAAAGAGATGCTGATTTCATGACATCTTATGGTGACGCTTCTAATCCAACACATGGCGAAGCTGTTACAAGAATGGCTAAGCTATTTGAATATGCCCATCCTGATATTGCTTCAGGTTGATTACGGGGAGCTCTGGCTAGGGTCCGTGCAGACAGTAGGATAGACTACCACGGAACACGTGTGAATGTAGAGACGGGTCCGTTTAACGGGGAGCTCACTCGAAAACTTGTTTAATTTTTGTTAAAGGAGACAATTATGTCTAATCAAATTACTACTGCTTTTGTCCAGCAGTATAGTGCAAATGTAATGCACCTCCTGCAGCAGAAAGGGTCTCGTCTTCGTGGTGCGGTGAACACTATGGCGATCAATGGTAAGAATGCTTACTTTGATCAGATTGGTGCTACATCGGCTCAGAAAGTAACCAGCCGTCATGCTGATTCTCCTCTGATCCACACGCCACACGATCGTAGACGTGTATCACTAGTTGATTATGATTGGGGTGACCTTGTTGATGATTTCGACAAGATCAGAACTCTGATTGATCCTACTAGTGCTTATGCTCTTAATGCCGCATGGGCAATGGGTCGCGCTATTGATGATGAAATTATCACTAGTGCTTTTGGTAATGCTTATACAGGTGAGACTGGTTCTACAACTGTTGCATTCCCTTCTTCACAACAGATCGCAGTGAACTACGTTGAATCTGGTTCTGTGGTTAATTCTGGCCTGACTATTGGTAAGCTTCGTGCTGCTAAAGAACAGCTAGATGCCGCGGAAGTAGATCCTTCGGAAGAGCGTTACATTGCTTGTTCTGCTAAACAGATCCATGATCTATTGCAGACAACTGAAGTAACAAGTTCAGATTACAACTCTGTTAAAGCGCTTGTGCAAGGCGACGTGAATACCTTTATGGGATTCAACTTCGTTCGCACAGAGAGACTAAACGCTGATTCTAGTTCTTACCGTCGTGTAATTGCTTGGAATAAGGGTGGTCTTGGTCTTGCAGTAGGTAAAGAGCCTACAGCTAAGATTACTGAGCGTTCTGACAAACGTTTCTCTACTTACGTGTATTACGCCATGTCTATTGGTGCTACTCGTGTTGAAGAAGAGCGTGTAGTTGAAATCAAGTGCGACGAAACTTAATAGGGGGTAAATCATGTCTAGTGTAAAAGGTGTTAATATCACCAACTTGGATGCAGTTCCCGCTGTTGCAGCTCCTGTCGATGAGACTGGAGGTCGTCTTCGTGTTTGGAAGGATACGTATGAAGCATCATCTTTGGCAACAGGTAGTGACATCACTATCGCTCGTTTGCCTAAAGGTGCTAATGTATACGATGTTATTATCCATCACGATGCGCTTGGTACTGGTGTAACGCTTAAAGTCGGAGATGCTTCTGACGATGATCGTTATATTACGGCAACGGCTGCAGCTACTGCTGGTAATCTATCTCTGTCTGCGGACGGTGCAATCGGAGGTTTCGGGTATGAGAATACTACTGAAACTGACGTAGTAATCACAACTGGTGGCGGTTCTGCTACTGGAACGATTGCTTGCGCTATCTTGTACACAGTAGATTAACGCAACGGGTCCTTCTTCTCCAATCTCCTCGGAGAAGAAGGACCCTCTACTGGAGTAGGCCATGGCATCAGTTGTAGAAATATGTAACGCAGCACTAATTAGTTTAGGTGCAGATACTATTGCGTCATTGACAGATGATACAAAAGAAGCTCGCCTATGCAATCAGCGCTATGTTCCATCAAGAGATGCTGTTCTTAGAGCACATCCTTGGAATTGTGCAATTAAACGCACAACAATCGCACCTGTTACAACAGCACCTTCATGGGGTTGGAGTAACGCTTTTAATTATCCTTCAGACTGTATTAGAGTTCTAGGTCTAAAAGATTCTACTCAACCATTCGTCGTTGAAGGAAAACAAATTTTATCAGATGCGTCGTCATTAGAAGTCTTATATGTCGCGCAAGTAACAGACCCAAACACTATGGATCCTCTTCTGAGGGATACTATTTCAGCAAGATTGACTGCGGAGTTATGCTATCCACTTATTGGTCAAATGCCTGTTGCAAAAGAGTTTTGGGATATTTATAATATGAAACTAACAGAGTCTCGTGGCATGGATGGTCAAGAGAGCTTTGTAGGTCAAATAGAAGCAGACACTTGGTTAAACGCTAGAAAATAATGCGACAAGCAATACTACAATCGAATTTTACCGCAGGGGAAATTAGCCCAAGACTTAAAGGTCGAGTAGACTTCGATAAGTATTTTAATACTGCAGAGACATTAAAAAACGTTATTGTCCAAACCCACGGGGGAGTTTTTAGAAGGACAGGAACACGTTTCGTAGCAGAAGTAAAAAATAGCGCTAAGAAAGTTCGACTTATTCGTTTCGAGTTTTCACTCACACAAGCTTATATTTTAGAGTTTGGTGATCAATATATGCGCGTCTTCAAAGACCAAGGTCAAGTTACCTCAGGTGGATCTCCTTATGAGATTTCCACTCCTTATTTAGAAGCTGACTTATTCGAAATTCAATTTGTACAAAGTGCTGATGTTTTATATTTAGCACATCCGAGTTACAAGCCTAGAAAAATTAGTAGAACAGGCCATACTGCCTGGACATTATCAAACTTTACTCCTACGTCAGATCCATTCGGCGCAGACGGTTCAGATAATTGTCCTGCAGCAGTTGCTTTTTATGAAGAACGTTTATGGTGGGGTGGAACAAATAACGATCCACAAAAGCTGTTTGCAAGTAAGACAGGTGACTACGAAGATTATACTGAGACTCCCGTGGCTGACGATATGTCATTAAGATATACAATCGCTTCGGGAGACGTATCGTCTATTCGCTGGCTCTCATCAGGTAAAGTATTAGCTGTAGGAACCCTTAGTGGTGAATATATTGTTCGTGCTTCTGCTTTAAATGAGCCAGTGACTCCAACAAACGTTAGAATTACTCTTGAGACAACATACGGTTGTCAACAAGTTAAACCTGTTAAAGTAGATACATCAGTACTATTTGTCCAGCGAGAAGGACACAAAGTTAGAGAGTTTAAATACATCTTTGAAAATGACAGTTATACTGGCAAAGATCTATCTATACTTTCAGAACATTTAAGTAATAAAACAGTTATAAAGCAGATTGAATACCAGAAAACGCGTAATCAAATTACATGGTGCGTTACAGATACAGGTCAATTATTATCAATGACATTTTCACCTAATGATGATGTCATTGCTTGGTCTCAACATATACTAGGTGGAACAGATTCTGAAGTTGAAAGTGTTTCAATCATTCCTGGTTCAGAAGGACAAGATGAAGTTTGGGTCTCTGTTAAGAGAACAATTAATGGATCGACTAAGAGGTACATAGAATATATTAGTAAAGACTATTACCCGTTGACTACGCAAGACAAGGATGGCGCTATTTTTGTAGATAGTTCTTTAGAATATAATGGAACGTCTACTACAACTATTTCTGGATTATCTCATCTAGAAGGTGAAACAGTTAGTATTCTAGCTGATGGAGCAGTTCAACCATCTAAGACAGTTTCTTCCGGTGGAATTACTCTGTCTAAAGCAGCAACGAAGGTTCAAGTTGGCTTAGCCTATACCTCAGTAGTTCAGACCGTTGATTATGAAGGTGGAGTAGCTTCTGGTACTTCTCAGACGCATCTTAAGAGAATTATTGCTTTGGGTATTCGTTTCCATGAATCATTAGGTTGTGAGTATGGTCCAACAGAGAGTAATACGGATCCAGCAATGCTACGTCCATCATCTTCTCCTATGGGATCATCTCCACCATTATTTACTGGTGATAAAGTTCTTAATTTTCCTAGTGGTTGGGATAGACAAAGTCAAGCAGTTGTCTTACAAAATGATCCATTGCCAATGAATATATTGGCATTGATTTTATATGCAGATACGGGGGATCGATGAAGATTATCCCTTTTGAAGAAGTTCATTTAAAATTATTACGAGACAATATTAGAAATGCTGACATGTACATGGCCACAAGAGATGGCATCAGTGATGAATGGGCTTGGATGTACAAGAACAAGGGAGCAGCATATACAGGAATAAAAGACGGTGAAATAATTGCTTTTGCAGGATGCATAGTTCATTGGAAAGGTGTTGCAGATGCTTATTTAATCGGTTCGAATAAAATCGAAGAAAATAAAATTAGTGTTGCTCGTGCAGTGCTAAACGGGTTAAAATTAATAGAAGATAACTTTAAGTTGCACAGATTACAAGTTACTGTTAGAGAAGACTATAAGGTATCACGCAACTGGGTAGAATGGATGGGATTTAAGCAAGAAGGTGTCTTGAAGAATTTTTCACCAGAAGGTGATAATTACGTCATGTACGCTAGAACTAGAGATTAGATATGGCTCAAGCATTAATCATTGTTGGAACGATTGTTGGTATAGCTGGTACAATGCAGGCTGCAAAACAGCAGGCACAAATGCATCAGTACAATGCAGAAGCAGCAAGGCAAGAAGCCGAGTATCGCAAACAAGCTGCAGCAGCTGAAGTAGAAGATCATAGACATCGTGTTGCAAAAATGCAAGGCAAGAATAGAGCTATCTATGGAAAATCCGGAGTTCTCATGGAAGGAACGCCTCTTGAAGTTATGCAAGAGAATGAAATGGAATCCTTACTAGATGAAAAGAGAATTATCCATACAGGTGAATATCAAGCAAATAGAGCTGAGCAAGAAGCCGTCATGGAAGGAATGCGAGCTAAATATGCTAAAACTGAAGGCATAGCTCGTTCAGCTTCTCTTTTAGCTAGTGGTGCAGCATCATATGCGTCGGTTACGTCGTGACTGATTAGGAGGATATATGGCAAAAATACAACAATACTTAGCTGATTCATCTACACTACAAACTTCAGGACAACATACACCTAGGTTTTCAGGAAGTGAGACAGCGGGTATCATGGCTGCATATCAATCCTTAGGTAGTAACTTAACAAGGCTTGGTGAAACAGTTCATCAACTGAATAAGCAAAAAGAAGAAAAAGAGTATTCTAGTTCAGAACTATCTAAGTTTAGAACAACGTGGGATACTAATTTTATTGACGCTAAAACAGGCTGGTCAAAAGATAAATCACCAGATGGTTTTACTAGAGATTTTTTCGAAACTCCTCGTGATGTTACTGTCATAGAAGACGGACGAGAAGTTACTAAAAGATTTAACTATCAGCAACATGCCGATTATCTTAAAAGTAAATTTACAACAAAAGATGGTCAGAGAGCTGTTGATGAAGGAATTTATCGATATAAAGAATCCGTACATAAATCAGCTTATTCATGGGAAGCCATTCAACAAATGGAATGGAATACTAAAAACCGTGAAGAAGCAATCACCGGTTGGACAAATGAAATTCTAAATGGTACCTTAGCAGATCCTACTAGTATGGAACGCTGGGGAGTTATTGAACAGCAAGTAGAATCGCAGATTGCTTTTTGGTCAGCGTCCCATAAGTTGACTCCTAAGCAAGTTTCAACTTTACGAACTAGTATTAAGCATGATCTTGCTAAAGCGCGAGCTGATGCTCTATTAGATTCTGCTCCTGAAGTTTTGCAAAATGAACTAGCTAAGTCAACACCTGATTGGGCGAAAGGCTTAACATCAGCAGAATTAACTTACTATAAGCTTAAAGCAGATGATCAAGAGTTAAAAAATTCTGCTGCATTAGTTATACAGACAGAAAGAAATATTGATGATTCTATTTCTTCAATGGAAGCAACGGGGCAAGGTGATGTTGATCTAAATATAATTAGAAATAATTCATGCTTATCTCCACCTTGTGACGCTAATGTTGAAAAATATATAGTCGCCGCTAGAAATGCTAAAGGTTATCATAAACAGCGAGAGGTTGTTGAAGGTAAATTGCTTCTTAACCAAGATGAGTCTGTTATTGAGATGATGCCTTTTCTAGCTGATGGTAATAAAAATCCTGACTATAAGGCTAGTTCTTGGGAGATTGTTGATGATGCAAAAGAAATAAATGCAACTGAAAGACAAGTTATTGCTGGAAGAGTACTGGCTTCGTATGAATCACGTATAAAGCAATTTAATAATGCTCCAGCGTCGTATGTTTTACAAAATGATTTAACCGTCTCACAAGCTTATGAAGCAGCCGTAGATGGAAATGATCCTAATCTTTGGAAAGCATATATTGATGCATCTATTACTTCTCAAATTAATAATGGCATGGCTGAAGCCTATACTGAAGTTATCCCTGACCCTATTGTTGATCGATGGTTAACTCAAATACAGAATAACCTAACTAACCCGAAGAAGCTAACTGATGTCTTTGCTCAAATGGAAAATTACTTCGGTGGTGCTGAAGGAGAATATTGGCCGCGTATTAGACAAGAATTTGCAGAAAAATCTAGTCAAACTCTCGGTAGTAAAATTGAGTTCGCTTTGTTAACATATGATAACATTCACCTAGCTCCATATGCTAAGTCATACTTAAGTATGACTGAAAAAGATATTGCTGATCTTAGATTATCTGGTGAAAAGTCAGCAGATTTTGTTACTGCAGCAGAAAGTGGCTTGGCTAAATACGCTGAAGTTTTTGGCTTCGATGCAAACAGTTCTAAGCAGCTAGCTGAACTTGAGCAGACTGTTGTTGACCTAGCTATTATGCATGGCAGATCAACAAATTCAGGCCCAAGTGAATCAGTTGATTTTATTTTAGATAACCTTATTAATAAGCATGCTTCATTCGTAACGATTCCTGGTGATGAGGTTGACTCAATTGTCTCTATCCCTAATATTAACTCGGATACTGGCAAGCCTGTTGTTCCCGAAAAGGTTCATGCTTGGTTATCTAATACGTCCTCTTTTGAAGATGTCGCTAGAACGTTCGGCTTTGGCAAAAATCAATTAGATGTTATTAAGCAGCAACCTTGGGTTACTGATGAGTTTGCTAATTCAGAGATGGCTTTAACTGCAGGTGAATATGGTCACTGGCGAAATGACGGTCATAACAACTACATTTATGTAATAACAGATTTATCCGGTGCTGAGATACCTTTAATGTATGACGGTAAAACGATCTCTGTTTCCCTTGATCAAATCATGAATGACAAAATACCATTTGTCCCGTATGTACCATCTCCTAAGAATGACGACGTTCGTCCAACGCCAAAATATTCTCTAGATGAATTAAGAAAACTATATACTTCAGGGAAAATAACCCACCTTGAGTTTATTCAGCAGAAAAAGCTACATATACTCAAGATGAAAGATGATGAATTTCTACCACAGGATAATTTCTAGTGCTACCACGAGTTAATAGATTTACTCCAGATCCTAGAATAGAGGCTTCTCCTCTACTCAGTAGAATGCCTGTATCTAGTGGACGTTCCGCCGGAGCTTCGTTTGATATTGCTGTAAAGTATGGTCCAGGGTTTTCTGCACTTCGCTCGATGCGTTATGATGCTATCGAAAAAGTTAAACCCGAAAGAATGCTTACTAGTGAAGCAAATGAAAAGTATAGAGATTTAGGTCTTCATTGGGATGAGGAAGAAGAGCCAACAATTAATAAACGTTTAGCAGAAGCTATAGCAGAAGAAAAACGTAATGAACGACGCTTACAGCATGTTATTAATCGTGCTGATGGAGGCGGTGCATTACGTTTTGGTTCAGCAATGCTTGGATCATTAGTTGATCCATTAAATGTTGCAGCAATGTTTATTCCTATTACGCGTGAACAAACCTTTGTAAGAATGGGTGCTACCATGGGAATAACGGGAGCTCGTTTTTCTAGAGGTTTTGCTGAAGGTCTTGTTGGTATTTCCGCTGTTGAACCTATTACATATGCTGTTGCACAACGCGAGCAAGCGGATTATGGTCTCATTGATTCAATGATTTCTGTTTTAGGTGGAGCTACTTTAGCCGGTGGCTTACGCCTAGTTTTTGGTAAAGTCCTTGGTGATTGGGGTGGTATGACTACTTTCAGGAAGAGAGTAGAAGCTTTCCAATGGGCAACTAAAATGGTTGATGAAGGAAGGACGGTTACAGCAGCAGATACTGTTATTAAAAAATCATTAAGTGATTTAACAGCACAAGATTCCGCACCTTCTAAAATAGCTTTCGGTGATGATGATATTACTATCATTAAAAATGAACCTGATGAAGCTGTTCCTAATGTGCAAAAACATGTAGATGATGAGGCAACTGCGGCTAAAGATTATTCAGAAGAACAAACCTGGAAACAACTTGAAGGTATTCTAAACGTTCATGAAAGAACGAAAGGACTTTCTTGGCCACAAATAAAAACGTGGCTAAAAGATATGAAGGCAAAAGCTTTTAAAGAGAAAACCTTTACAGGAGATGAAACAGCTGCAGCACGCTATTGGCAAGGACATAATCATGCTGAAATTACAAAGGCTATTTTGCAAGCAGTTACTAAGCATGGCAGTGATCTTGATCAAATAAAAGATCCGCATTTACGCAAGATAATAGAGCAATTAGATTCGGCCACGAAAAAGCAAACGTTAGATCAACCAATGTTCTTATTCCGCGGTCAGAATTTATCAGCTAGTTTAATCAATGATATTGTTGCTGGGCAAAAACATGCAATACCTACTTTCTTTGCCGGATCTTTTAAGAGGGAAACCGGCATAGACTTCATGTCGCACCATACGCCAGATAACCATGTTAGGACATTTTGGAAAGTGTCTATGCCTGCTGGTACTAAAGGAATGGTTGTTGATCATGCTGCGTCGCCTGGACAACATGGTAGAAGTCAATTCTACGGCGAAAGAGAATTTATGCTTGGACGAAATGAATCATTCTTCATTCGCAGCATAAAAAAGAGGAAAAATGCGGGAGGTGAATATTATGAAATATCGGCTCAATTATTACCTAAAGATTATGATGGAGTTTTATCGAAAGCTACTAATGAAGATATTGCAGCTGCATTACGTGCAACTGGTAAAACAGAAAATATCTCATCAGTTGATGTCGAACAAGCGCTAGCTTTCGGTGAAATTTTAAAAACTATTCCTAAGCAATTTGATGAAGCGCAAGCTCAAACAAAGCTAGATGAATTCTTAGAGATTCTAGCTGAGCATGATAGGCTAGGCTTAGTAACAAAAGAGCAAAGAAAAATGATAGATGATATGGATACAGTTATTAATGATTCAAAAAAATGGGCTTCGGCTATTAAGATTGCTTCAATGTGTATGAACGGTAAAGTATAATGGCACAAGAATGTATTAACACTATTAAGGAAGTCGTTACAGATATTAAGGACCATGAGGCTCTTGAGATCTTAGGCTTACTTGAGAAGAAAGTTAAAGCAGCGAAGTCATTAAAAGGTGCTGGAGCTACGGCAGAAAATCAAGCTGATATATTAGCACAAGCTTCTGATGAAATTATTAATGATCTTTTAACAGCATCAGTAATACAAAAGAGAAATGCAGTCTTTAATATTGTTGCTGAGAACAAAGCGTATCAGCATATTCAGCAATTTGAGAATCAAGGCCTTGGCTTAGTTTCATATTTAGTTGGTCTGAATAGTAATATTAAAGGATCACGTGCTTCTATTAGTGCACAAAGTAAATCTATCTTTGGTAAGTTTGTTGGTGGAATGCTCTATGATCTAGAGAATGCTAAACTAATAAAGCACTTCAATAGTAAAGAGTATGATCGAGATATTGCTAGAGCTCTTTGGTCAATGGATACAGATGGTAATCTAAAAGGTATTCGTTCAGAAGCTATTGAGATCGCTAAGATTGTTAAGAAATATCAGGACGTAGCTGTTCATCAGCAAAACTCTGTTGGTGCATGGATTAAAAAGCTTCCTGGTTATATCACACGTCAATCACATGATCAGTTTAAGATTAGAAAAGCTGGCTTCGAAAAATGGAAGCAAGTTGCATTAAAGCATATTGATCCAGACCAGACATTCAAAGAATTAAATCCAAAAGAAATTGATGAGTTTCTAAATGCTACTTATTTGGCATTGACTTCAGGTACACATTTAAAAGCTCGTGGAGGTCATGCTGCAGATGATGCAGCGGCATTTACTGGTCCTAGCAATTTAGCTAAAAGAATCTCGCAAGAGCGAGTTCTACATTTTAAATCTGCTGATGATTGGTATGATTATAATCGACAGTTCGGTACGCAAGGATTATCTGAATCAGTCGTCTTTGGACTAGAGCATAGTGCTCGAAACATTGCTCTTATGAAAAACTTAGGAACAAATCCTGAGGGAATGTTTAATAAGATTAGGAAAAGATTACTAGATGATAATCGTGATAACTACGCAGCAACTAAAAAGCTACGATCAAATATCATCGATGCTTATTATGCTGAAGTAGATGGTTCGGCGCGTATCCCTGTTAACCAGACTATGGCGTCAGGTGGAGCAATCGTTCGTGCTGTTAATAATATGGCGAAACTTGGAGCTGCAACATTATCAGCTATTACTGATATTCCTTTCCACGCGGCTGAGTTACGCTATCAAGGCCATGGCTTATTGAAAGGTTACTCAAATGCCTTTAATGGAGTTATGAAAGGACGTTCTGGTGCAGAGCGTAGAGAAATTGCAGATCTCTTAGGAGTAGGTTTTGAAGGTATGATCGGTACCATCTTATCTAGATTTGGTGCTACTGATTCACTTCCTGGAAGAATGTCTAAATTACAACAAGGATTCTTTAGATTAAATCTGTTATCCTGGTGGACTGACTCTCAAAAGACAGCCGCTGGTCTTATGATGTCAAAGCATATGTTCATGCAAAAAGCAAACCCTTGGGATCAACTTGATCCTGAAATGCAGAGGGTTTTTGGCTTGTACAATATTGATGAAGCCAAGTGGAATGTTATCAGATCATTAGATTATCAAGATGGACATATTACTCCTGAAGCAGTAAGACAACTTTCCGATGAAAGCGTCATGCAAGCCCTTGGCGTTGTTCCTAAGGCAGCAACTGGCTTGAAGTTTTATAAAGGTGACTTAACGCCTACAGGGCAAAAGCCAGCAACTGGTTCAAGTCCTGGTGGTTTCTTTAAGGATAAGTTTGGCAAAGAATACTTTATGAAGACAGAAGATGATAAGGTTGCTAGGAATGAAATCTTAGCTAATCGCCTATATCAGCTTCTTGGTGTTCGTGTTCTTAATAAGCATCTATCAAATGTTGGTGATAAAGGAAAACTAGGTGTTGTTTCTGATCGTGTTGATATGAAGCAAGCTGGAGCAGCCATTGGACTAGAGCCCAATCTTAAAGATGATTTTGTTGTTCATGCTTGGCTAGCTAACTGGGATGTTCTAGGAACTGGTTTTGATAATGTTCAAATGATAGGCGGGAAAGCTACCCATATAGATGAGGGTGGTGCACTCCTGTTTAGGGGTATGGGGGAACCTAAGGGCTCTAAATTTACAAAAAAAGTGGGTGAATTGGAAACCCTACCATCCTCTTCTCAAGGCAAATATGCTTTTGGTGATCTGACAGAAGATCAAATAATAAACGGTGCTAGAAGAGTTGCGGGTGTTACTGATGAAGAAATTAATATCTTGGTTAAGACATTCGGTCCAACGCAAAAGAAACTTCAGAAGGAGCTTATTGATAAGCTTATTGCTAGACGTGATGATATTGCCACACGCTTAGGAGTAACTGAAAAAGATAAGTTACCAACAGCTATTGATATTAAAGATCTTATGAAGGCTTCTACACCAAAGTCTCATACACATAAGATCCAACAGTATAAAGATGATCTTGAAGATGCTCTTCGTATGTACTTTACTGATCGTGTAGATTTTGCTGTGCCTACTCCTGGAGATAGAGAACAGGCTATCATGAAGCAAGGAACTCAACCAGGTACTCCTCTTGGTGAAGCTCTTAGATTTATCATGCAGTTTAAATCATTCCCTGTAACTGTTTTAACAAAACCTCTTGGCCGTGAATTACATGGCGCAGGCGCTAAGTCTCTTAAGGAAGCTTTGTTAAAAGGCAATGGTGATATTAAAGGTTTATCTCACTTAATACTGGGAACAACAATATTCGGGTATATGGCTTTGGCAGCTAAAGATGCTTCTAAAGGAAGAGAACCAAGAGATCCTGATGATCCAAAAACATGGATTGCTGCTTTCACACAAGGTGGTGGTCTAGGTATCTATGGAGATTTTATGTTTGGTGAGTTCAATAGATTTGGACGATCATTCACAGCTACTATGGCAGGTCCTACTTTTGGTCAGATGGATGACATTGCTGAATTATACTCACGATTTATTCGAGGTGAAGATACGGCTGCTAGATCAGTTCGCTTCGCTATGAACAATACCCCTGGAATAAATTTATTTTACACAAGAGCCGCTTTAGATTATTTTCTGTTGTATAATATACAAGAGTTGGTTAACCCGGGGTATTTAAGCAGGCTAGAATCTAGGATCAAACAGCACCAAGGGCAAAAGTTTTACATACCGCCTAGTTCTGTTATAAAATACGGTGGAGGATATAGATGACTATTTCTACAACAATATCGAGAGAAAGCTTTACTGGTGACGGTAGCACTACCGTTTTCACTTTTAATTATAAGCATTCTGTTGAGACAGAGATTAAATGTACCCATGTTGATAATTCAACAGGGGTTGAATCGACTCTTGTTCTTAATACAGATTATACTGTCACAGGCGCAGGTGCAGCTAGCGGCACGGTAACATTCCCTAAATCGGGATCAACTTATTCAACATTAGCATCTACTGAAAAGATTGTTGTTTATAGGGATACGTCTCTTACGCAAGAAGTTGATTATGTAGATAATGATGATTTTCCAGCTGAGACACACGAAGGCGCTTTAGATAAGCTTACCTCAATTCAGCAAGAAATCCAAGATGCTTTAGATAGGTCATATAAGTTTTCTAAGACCACAACAGATGCCGGAACTGTAGAAATTACAGCAACAGCTACTGAGCGTGCATCTAAACTATTAGCCTATGATACTTCAGGTAACCTTGTTGCTACGCAAGAAATTGGTGTTTTCCAAGGTAATTGGGCAGCAACAACAGTATATGACCAGCGTGACTTAATTAAAGATACTGGCAACAATAACATTTATATTTGTAATACCGCTCATACTGCTAGTGGTAGTTTGCCAATATCTAGTAACACTGATTCTGCCAAATGGGATTTAATCGTAGATGCAGCTTCTGCAACAACATCAGCTAGTGCGGCAGCCTCAAGTGCCACAGCAGCGGCAAGCAGTGCTACAGCAGCAGCGGCTAGTGAAACAGCAGCAGGAACATCAGAAACAAACGCAGCATCTAGTGCTACAAGTGCTAGTGGTTCAGCATCAACAGCCACGACTCAAGCAAGTGCGGCTTCTACATCAGCAACTAACGCAGCAAGTTCAGCAACAAGTGCTAGTACCTCAGCTTCTACAGCGACTACTCAAGCATCTAACGCTTCAACAAGTGCAACATCAGCTTCTGGTTCAGCAAGTACAGCAACTACAAAGGCTGGTGAAGCAAGTACGAGTGCCACTAACGCAGCAGCATCGGCAACAACTGCTACAACACAAGCGTCTAATGCTAGTACATCAGCGACTAATGCCTCAACTTCAGAGACTAATGCAGCTTCAAGTGCTACTAACTCTGCTTCAAGTGCTACAGCAGCAGCGGCTTCGGCTACAGCAGCAGCAGCTTCAGCGGACTCATTTGATGATACATACCTAGGTGCTAAAGCATCTGACCCAACACTAGATAATGATGGTGATGCTCTTAACGCTGGTGATTTATACTTCAATACCACAGCTAATGAACTAAAGTATTACAACGGTTCTGCTTGGACAGCTATTGTTACTTATACTCATCCTACTGGTGCTGGTAATGAACACCTACCTTCTAGTGTCAGTCAAACTGAAGCTGGATATTTAGACGGTGTAACCTCAGCAATCCAAACACAATTAAACGATAAGCAAGCAACGATAACAAGTTTAACTGCAACAGGTGCTGAACTTAATGTGGTAGATATGTCGGCATCAGGCTCAACATCAGGACAGTTATTAACATCAAACGGTACTGGTTCAGTAGCAACTTGGCAAGATGCTCCACAAGGTGTATCAAATTCTAAATTATTTTACTTCGGGAGTTTCATCTAATGGCAACAACATACGGACGACAAGCAGCGGCAGATTTAACTGCTACTACATTATCAGAGGTTTACGAGTGTGATGCT